AAATTTGCTTGGAGTATCGCAAGAAACAAGATTTGATGCTAACTGTTTATCACTAGACGAAAATACAGTGATCACATCTGGTTATGATAAAGAATTAGCAAATAAATTAAAAAAATATAATATTGAAATGATACCTTGGGTTAATCGTTGGAACTTTCTTTGGTCTGGTGGTGCTCATTGTTGTTCAGTAGATTTAGCAAGAGAAGGAAAATTAGTTGACTATTTTTCATAATTATGGTATAATAACTGCATGAGGTTTTATACTAATGTTTCTCAATGGGGAAACAATTTATTATTACGAGAAGTCATTGATGGCAAAAGAGTAAATCGAAAAGTAAAATATTCGCCGACACTTTATTGCCCAGTGATGCGTGAGACTCACTTCAAAACACTTGAAGGTAAATATGTTACACCCATAAAACATCAAACAATGAAAGACGCAAAAGAGTGGGTTGAACAATATAAACAACAACCACATCTTTTGTATGGTAATACACAATACGCATATTCTTTTTTGTATGAAAACTATCCTAATTTAGATTGGTCACTTGAAGAAATACTTATTGCAACTATTGATATTGAGGTTGCATGTGAAAATGGTTTTCCTAATCCACAAGATGCGATTGAACCTTTACTTTCTATTACAATAAAAAATCACTCCAATAAACAAATATTCGTTTGGGGTGTAGGTGAATACAAGACACATAGAAATGACGTTGCATATGTTAAGTGCGATAATGAAAAAGAATTAATTTATGAGTTTTTAAAATTTTGGCAAATGAATCAACCAGATGTTATTACAGGTTGGAATACAGAATTTTTTGACATACCCTATCTTTGTAATCGTATAAAAAAACTTTGTGGTGAAGATGATCTAAAAAAACTTTCACCATGGGGTTCAGTATCATCTAAATCAATTTACTCAATGGGTCGCAGTCATCAAGTTTATGATATACAAGGTATCGCTGCTTTAGATTATTATGATTTGTATAGAAAGTTTACATATACAAATCAAGAATCATATCGTTTAGATCATATTGCATATGTAGAACTTGGCGAAAGAAAAGACGGAAATCCGTATGATACATTTAGAGATTGGTATACAAATGACTTTCAATCATTTATTGATTACAATATAACAGACGTTGAGATTGTCGATAAACTAGAAGAGAAAATGAAACTCATTGATCTGTGTTTGACTATGGCATACGAAGCCAAAGTTAATTATACAGATGTTTTAGGTTCTGTTAAGTATTGGGATATTCTTATACACAATTATTTAATGGATAAGGGTATAGTCGTTCCACAAAAACAAGATAAAGAAAAATCTGAAAAGTATGAAGGTGCATATGTAAAAGATCCACAAACAGGTATGCATGAGTGGGTTCTTTCATTTGATTTAAATTCATTGTATCCACATTTAATTATGCAGTATAATATTTCACCTGAGACAATGAAAAGTGAAAAGACAGTTCCTAATATGTCCGTTGATAAACTATTAGATAAAAAAATAGATACATCTATTTTAAAAAATACAACGATGACACCTAATGGTGCTTTGTTTAGAACTGATAAAAAAGGTTTCTTACCAGAGATGATGCAGAAAATGTATGATGACAGAGTAAAATTCAAACGGGCAATGTTAGACGCAAAACAAAATCTAGAAAATACTAAAGATAGTAAATATGAAAAACAAATATCTACTTTTAATAATATTCAAATGGCAAAAAAGATTGCACTCAACTCAGCATATGGTGCCATTGGTAATAATTGGTTTAGATATTATTCTCATACTATGGCAGAAGCCATAACCACTTCAGGTCAGTTATCTATTCGTTGGATTGAAAAAAAGATAAATCAATATATGAATAATCTTTTAAAGACTAAAGATAAAGATTATGTAATTGCATCTGATACTGATTCTGTTTACATTACATTTGATGCATTGATTAATAAATTAAAACCAAATAAACCTGTTGATTTTTTAGACAAGATTGCTAAAGAAAAGATTGAACCATTTATTGATAAGTCATATCAAGAACTTGCAGAGTATCTAAATGCATACGAACAAAAGATGCAAATGAAAAGAGAAGTTATTGCTGATAAAGGTATTTGGACTGCAAAGAAAAGATATATTCTAAATGCACACGATATAGAAGGTGTAAGATACAAAGAACCCACACTAAAAATTATGGGGATAGAAGCAGTTAAGTCATCTACACCTGCACCTTGTCGTAAGAAAATTAAAGAGGCACTAAAGATTATGATGTCTGGTAACGAAAAAGAATTAAATACATTTATACAAAACTTTCGTGATGAGTTTCTAACATTGCAACCTGAAGAGATTGCGTACCCTAGAAGTGTTAATGGTTTAACAAAATGGTCTGAGACACATACTTTATTTAAGAAAGGTGCTCCGATACATGTCAAAGGTGGAATATTATATAATCATCTTGTAAAGAAGAATAAATTAAACAGATACTATCCTTTAATACAAGAGGGTGATAAGATTAAATTTTTATATTTAAAACTACCTAACATTTATCAGTCTTCAGCAATATCATTTATTACAACACTTCCAAAACAACTTAATTTTAAAGTTGATTATGAATTACAATTTGAGAAATCATTTATTGAACCACTTAATTTTATTATTGAAAAGATAGGTTGGTTTGTTGATAGAACTTACGGAACACAAGGAACACTAGAAGATTTTTTTGCATGATACACAATTTACTAGAAACAATAATAACAAAGGAGTCACAAAATGAAAATGAAGTTGCTATTCTCTTATCTGGCGGCGTTGACAGCAACACTTGCCTATTTACTTCTAACCGTCTCGGTTTAAAGGTACATGGATACTCTTTTCACATAAAAGACAAACCTACTTATGATTCTTTGAAAGCACAAGAGGTATGTGAAAAGTTTGGATTTAATTTTACAAGTATTGAAGTGCCAACTGAAAATTTAGTCAATGACTTTAAAAAGTTGGCACACAATTATAATTGTAAAAAGAAAGTTCAGTTCGAATGTACTTGGCCTTTCATGTACATGTATCCTAAGATAAAAGAGAAAGTTATTATATCTGGTGTTGCCGCAGACGGACATTATGGTCTGAGTAAAAAGGCAATGATACATTTTAAACACACAAAAGAAAAGTTCGATAAGTTTAGAACTGATTATTTCTCATCTGATAATCCAGCAGGTGTTAGACAATTAGAGATGTTAAGTAAAGAACATAATAAAATATTAATCGCACCATATCTAAACAAAGAAGTTTTTAATTATTTCATACAGTTTGATTGGGATCAAATAAACAAACCATATGAAAAACATCTAATTAGACAACATTATCATGAGTTTGATAATCTTAAATTAAAAAAACACTTAAACTTACAACTTGTCGCAGAGATACCAAGTATATTTGAGAAACTTCTTGACAACAGAGAGATAAACCTATATAATAGAAAAAGAATTATGGATGTGTGTCGTGACTGGTCAATTATTGCACAGAATAAAGGCACTTTGGAAAATTTTATATGAAATATAAACCTTACTTAATCAAAGACGTATTAGACGGAGAGGCACAAGAAAAGTTTCGTGTTATCTCTACTTTTGCAGGTGGTGGTGGAAGTTCAACAGGTTATCGTCTTGCAGGTGGAAAGATACTTGCAATAAACGAGTTTGTCGAAGAAGCAAGAAATACTTACAAAGACAATTATCCAAATACACCCATTCTTGACGGTGACATAAAAGAACTAGACGGAAAAGATTTTTTAGAAATTGCAAACATAAAAGAGGGTGAACTTGAATTATTAGACGGATCACCACCATGTTCAGCGTTTAGTATGTGTGGAACATTGGCAAGAGAAGGAACAGTTCACAGTGACGGATTTGGTAAAACAAAATCTTATTCAGACGGAAAGATAGTCACAAACATTGAAGATTTGTTCTTTGAGTTTTTAAGAGTTGCAGATAAGATTAGACCAAAGACTATCATTGCAGAAAATGTTGAAGGTCTTACAGTTGGAGAGGCAAAACAATATTTCAATAAAATACAAAATACATTTGAAGATATTGGATATCAAGTAGTTGCAAAAGTACATGACTGTTCACAGTTTGGAGTTCCACAAAGAAGACGAAGAGTTTTCTTTATGGCAGTTAGAGATGATATTATGGATCAAGTAGGTTTAAATTTTATGACATTATCATCTATATTTCCACAAGAAAATAAAACAATAACTACTTTACAAGGTGCGTTTGATGGTTTAGAATATGATAAAGAAGAAGTTGAGATGTTAACAAGAATGTGGAAAGACACAGCATACTATAAACAAACTTGTGTTCTTATGCCACGTAACCCAGAGAAAGTTATCACAGGCACAGACTATCATCCAAAAGGTTGGCATTTTAATTTAAAGATTGCATCACAGTTTCAACCTTCACCTACAATCACTGCTATGGGTGCAACTGAAAAGACTGCTGGAGTTTGTCATTGGGAAGAAGATAGAAAGTTTACTTTAGGTGAATTAAAAAGAGTCACATCATTACCAGATGATTTTAAGTTGACAGGTAAGTGGGCTCAGAAATCAGAGAGATGTGGAAGAATGGTGCCATCAATAATGATGAAAGCACTTGCTAGTTCCATGTATGAAAAAGTTTTAAGGAATATATAATAATGAATGATTTTACATTTGCACACAGAGAAGAGGGATTTGACAATCATATTGACAAATCAATCAGAGGTTATAAAGATTTATTAGATGATGTTGTATCATTTTCTAAGTATTTTGTTGAGGATAAATCAACAGTGTTAGACATCGGTTGTTCAACAGGTAAGTTAACAAAAAGAATATTATTAGAAAATTACAAACATAAAAATCGTGTCTCATACGAGGGCGTTGAATATGCAAAAGGTTTTCAAGAAGACCTTTACAAAAGACAAGAAGAACTTTGGTCTTTAATTGACAAAGAAGAAGACTCTTTAAGATCTTTTACTGTCTTTCATGATAAAGATGTTAGAGAAATGAGTTTAAAATATAGAAATTATTCATTTATTACATCTATATTTACTTTACAATTCATGCCAAAACACGACAGAGAACGATTAATAAAAAACATCTACGATAGTTTAATACCTGGTGGCGCATTTGTCTTTGCAGAAAAAGTCTATTCACAAAATGCACATATTCAAGATATGATAACTTTTATGTATTACGATTATAAAAGAAAATATTTCGAGGATAGTGACATTTTAGATAAAGAAAAAACATTACGACACATGTTGAAACCAAACACTTGGCCAGAAATAAACGATTTCTTGACAACGGCAGGTTTTAAAAATATTCAAGTGTTTTGGCGTAATCATAATTTTTTAGGAGCAATAGCAGTCAAATGAATACAGTAGTATTTTTAATTGGTTTTCTATGTTTGGGTTTGCCTGGTGCTGAGAAGTGCCACAATATAGCATCTAAATTTTTGTACGTTGATCAACAAAATTGTGAAATAGCAAAAAATGAAATATACAATGAGTTGAGAGACTTACCAGGTCTTAAACTTCAATGTATACCATCAGACTTAATAGAAAACTATACAATCTATAGACCACAAATATTAAATAGATAGGAGTAATTATGGGAACTGAAGCGAATGATTTCTTAAAAGAAATCATAAAAACAACTGGTAATGAATATGCAAACTTAGTTGAAGACGGACTTGAATCTGGTGATGTTGATAATTTTATTGACACAGGTTCATATATTTTAAATGGTATGTTAAGTGGTTCACTTTATGGTGGACTTCCACAAAATAAAATTACAGCACTAGCAGGTGAATCTGCCACTGGTAAAACATTTTTTCTTATGGGAATGTGTAAACATTTTCTAGATGCAAACCCAGATGGTGGAGTTGTTTACTTTGAATCAGAATCAGCAGTTACTAAAAAGATGATTATTGATAGAGGAATAGACGCATCAAGAATGGTAGTCTTGCCTGTGTCAACTGTACAAGAGTTTAGAACTCAAGCAATTAAAGTTCTTGATAGATACATGCAACAAGATGTTGATGTGAAAAGACCGATGTTTATGTGTCTTGATTCTTTAGGGATGTTATCAACAACAAAAGAAGTTGAAGATACTGCCGAAGGAAAAGAAACAAGAGATATGACAAGAGCTCAAGTTCTCAAGGCTGCATTTAGAATACTAACATTGAAGTTAGGAAAAGCAAAAGTTCCTATGGTTGTTACTAATCATACTTATGATGTCGTTGGATCATATGTTCCGATGAAAGAAATGGGTGGTGGAAGTGGACTTAAATATGCCGCAAGTAGTATCGTCTATTTAAGTAAGAAAAAAGAAAAAGACGGAACGGAAGTTGTAGGTAATATAATCAAAGCAAAAAATCAAAAGTCAAGATTGACTAAAGAGAATTCTACTTGTGAAGTGAGATTAACTTACAATAAAGGTCTTGACAAATATTATGGTTTACTTGCACTCGCAGAAAAATATAATATATTTAAAAAAGTTTCTACTAAGTTTGAACTACCTGATGGTCGTAAAGTATTTGGAAAGTCTATAAATGATAATCCACAAGAATATTTTACAGATGAAGTAATGTCAAAATTAGAAGAGGCGGCAATGAAAGAATATTCATATGGAGACAGTAATGAGTGAAATGAAACAAGGTGATTTAGTTACAGTTTTAACACCACATGGTGAGTTCGTTGGAAGATTAGAAAAAAATGATGACACTGGTGTTTATTTAAATAATCCAAAAATGATGGTAAGTACCGAAGAGGGCAAAATGGGATTTGCAAGAGGTGTTTGCATGACAGGTGAAGAGAATCCTAAGACAATAATTTTTAGAGATGGTGGTGTAATATTAGTCACACCTTCAAATCAAAATATAAATAAAGCATATACTGAAGTTGTAAGTGGATTAGTTACTTGACTAAAAAAAAATTCAGTTACATAGAATCTGCATCACACCCAGATCAAACTTGTATAGGAATAAACAAGGGTGATTATGCTGGAGTAATTTATAAGTATGGTAAAGTCACACCAATTGAAAAAGATGACAAATTGACAATGCAATTTGAATATGATATTATAGAAAACAACGCAATACCTAGAGAAAAATTCAACGATAAGTTTTTTGAACTAATAGGCGATATACTAATGGACATACTTGATGAAAAATATAACACTAACAATACTAGAGAACCTAATAGCAAATGAAAATTATGCTAGAAAAGTTTTACCATTTTTAAAAGAAGAATACTTTCAAGATAGAAATCAAAGAGTTGTCTTTAATGAGATAAATTCGTTTGCATTAAAGTATTCAAAACTTCCTACAAAAACATCTCTAGAAGTTGAACTTGATAATCGAAAAGATTTATCGGAACAACAATATAAAGATATAACAAATATTATTAGCAACTTTACAGAGGACTCAGTTGATAGCGAGTGGTTAACTGATACTACCGAAAAATTCTGTAAAGATAGGGCAATCTATAATGCCGTCGTGGACGGAATCTCTATTATTGAAGGTAGAGATTCCTCACGTAAACCAGACGCACTTCCAAGTCTTTTAACAGACGCACTATCAGTATCTTTTGATAATAGAGTTGGTCATGATTATATTGAAGACGCTTCAGATAGATTTGATTATTTACACCGTAAAGAAGAACGTATACCTTTTGATTTAGAATACTTTAATAAAATTACAAAAGGTGGACTTCCACAAAAAACTTTAAATATCGCACTTGCAGGCACGGGTGTAGGAAAGTCTTTGTTCATGTGTCACATGGCCGCAAACTGTATTAATCAAGGACGAAATGTTCTTTATATAACTTTAGAAATGGCAGAGGAAAGAATCGCAGAGAGAATAGATGCAAATCTTATGAATGTGAGTATGGAGTCACTTCAAGATTTACCAAAACCAATGTATGATGATAAGATTGAGAAGATTATGCAGAAAGTAAAAGGTAAACTTATCATTAAAGAATATCCCACAGCATCAGCACATACTAATCATTTTCGTTCACTACTACAAGAATTATCCATAAAAAAGAGTTTCAAACCAGAAATAATCTTCATAGATTACTTAAATATATGCGCTTCAAGTCGATTTAAGGGGGGCTCAAACATTAATTCCTATACACTAATCAAATCTATCGCAGAGGAATTAAGAGGTCTAGCAGTTGAAAATAACGTGCCTATAGTGTCCGCTACACAGACTACAAGGGGTGGATATGTATCAACTGATATAGGACTTGAGGATACATCAGAATCATTTGGATTACCTGCAACAGCAGACTTTATGTTTGCGTTGATCTCAACTGAAGAAATGGAAGAATTACAACAAATTACTGTTAAACAATTAAAAAATAGATATAATGATCCTACTGTAAACAAAAGATTTGTATTAGGCATAGACAGATCAAAAATGAAACTATATGATGTAGAACTAAATGTT